CTTATAAAGATTCTGGGCGAACGGCCAGCCGAACTGGAGGATCCCCGCAGGACTGAAAAGCATTCATTCTACATCTTGGTGCAGAATAACAATACCTCGGTCAAGATAGACATGAATAACCTGGAGAAATTACCTGCCGGGACCCTTCAGGAACTTAACCGTGCTTTGTTTGGTGGCAAAGAGATAACTGAAGCTGAAGCTGAAGAATTGTTCAGGACATGATCAATGAATTAATTTCCCTCAATAACCCCCAGCAGATCTCCGTTATCAATAATCCGGTTTCGGAAGTTGATATCTGGGGACGTGGTACCGGTAAATCTTTTATTGTTGGCTGGGAAATTAACCAGATAAACCGGAATATGCCCAGGGCCGTTACCGGTATCACCGGGCAGACTTATGGGCAGCTGTTAACACGAACGCTGCCATCTACTTTTAAATTCCTGGAATCGCTCGGATATGAAAAGGACAAGGATTATCTTATCGGGCGCAAACCCCCGAAAGGGTGGGGGCTTTCGCCTTATGAGAGGATTCTGAAATATGACAATTTTATCAGTTTCCGGAATGGGAACGGGTATCTCATGCTTTCTCAGGATCGTTCCGGTTCTGCTCGTGGTCCCAACCTGGACAGGGAAATAGTGGATGAAGCTCTAACCATTGATAAAACCCAGTATGATCAGGAGGTATCCCCGACATCCCGGGGGAATGAAGAATATTTTGGTTTCAAATCGCCCAAACCTATCCGGCAACATCACGGTTTCCGTTATGTTTCTTCCATGCCATTCCTTCAGGAACAGAAGTGGCTATTGGATTATGGTAAGTATTATGAGGAGGAAGCCGGTATCATGCTGTTTGATATCTGGAACCGTGTTGTAAAGCTCCAGCTGGAGCTGATTACTGCTTACCTGGATATAAAGCCCGCCCTTTTTAAAGACATCTGGAATGAAGTGGTCCGCCTCAAGAAGCAGATCACTCCATTCGTGTCAAAAGATGGTATACTGTTTACCCTGGCTAATGCCTTTGACAATATCACTAACCTGGGAATGTCATACATTGCCCGGGAATATAAAAAACAAACCCTGCTTACCTTTCTTATTGAGATCATGAACTGGATCATCGACAGGGTGGAGGACTGTTATTATCATATCGACAGCCAGCGCCATGTCTATTATGATGCTTCTAATGATTCTTTTATCCGGGATTATGCCGAGAATACAAACTGGGATTTTAATAAGCTCGGGAAACATGATAGCCGGTTCGACCTGGATTGTGATCCGAACAAACCCCTGGAGATTGTTCCTGATTGGGGTGCCCATATCTGCCTTTTCAGTGTTGGCCAGGAGCGCAATTATAATTTTGCTACCAAGATTGTTGAGCCGGTGGATTGCGTAATCAATGAGTTTTACAGTAAGCCTGATGATTCTGAAGGGGTGGTGATCGATGATGTTGTGGATAAAGTATGTGAGTACTACGAGCATCACGCGTGCAAAGAAATGTTTTATTACCGGGATCGGTATGGAGACAGCCGGCAGCCTAATGCAAAAAGGAGTAAGCCATATAATGAGCAGGCAATAGAGCGTTTCCAGAAAAACGGCTGGAATGTTTTCCCCCGGGTGCACAAAGGTCAGGAACCTCCGCAGCATGAAAAATACCTGTTATGGTCCAACATCCTGAAGGGGTCAAATCCATTATATCCAAAGGTTATATTTAACGGTAAGAATTGCAAGTTCACCCTTATCTCAATGAATAACACCAGAGTGGTTGAGAAGGAAGGAAGGTATGAGAAAGACAAAAGCTCGGAACGAAAGAAAACTGTACTTCCGGAGGAGGCCACACATTTTGGCGATGCCGTAGATAAAAGAATTTGGACGAAGTATTCTTCCAGACTTTTCAGATCTGGGACTTTTATAGATCCCAGATTGTAATCTATCCCCATTGAATCTTTGATAGCATGTAGCTCAACACATATAGCTGCATTCAATTCCGCTTTAAGAGTTTCGCTTTTTTTTCTATAGGAAGGACTGCGCATCCTTTAGGAAGATCAGTCCTGTTTCAGATTTTAATTTCTGCTTGTTTTTCTGCAGTTGTAGCAGTCATAGACAATGATACTAAAGCGGGGCAAAACTTTAAGCTTTGCGACACAATAGGACTGCCCGCAGGGCAGAGGCTCCCATAGACGGAAAAACATATGCGGGCGGCGTGCATATTTCCTGACTTTTCTGCCTGTTTTTCTGCCTGCGGGGATAGGGCAGGCTCGGCAGTCTCTCTGAGAGGAACCCGGAATTTTTCCTAAAATTCCGGGGAAGTAAAACAAATTCAGATCATTATTGAAAGATAGTCCGGATTGCTAACCTGTAACAATCCGGTAATTTATACCTATTCTAAATAATCCGATCCATTACAGGCGATATGCAGAATTATTGGCAGAAATTTGAGTAAAATAGGATGAAAATTTTTTTAATCCTGCGCAGAGGCCATATAAGCCAATTGAATGATAAAAAGGTGTAACGTATTGAAATATAGATTTATAGCGCCTATTTTTATTTGCATAGTATTGTTTTTTGCTGTAAATTAGTATCAGTTTTAAAGGGGTGACCGCCCCGGTTTACTAAATGTTTAACTCAATTTTTACAGCTATGTCAAAAAAGACGAAGCTCGCCCAGGCTATGGGTACACCTGCCGGAGAACTTCCGGAGGAAACAAAAACCGCCATTGAGGCCGCTGCCGAGCTGGCAGAAACAGAAACCCCTATCCGCACAATTCAAGTGGATCCGGCAGAGGTCAGGGAATTGCGCAGGGAGGTGGAACAACTCCGCGCCCAGGTCGCAAAAGCCCCTCAAAGCCTCGACGATCAAATCAATTATTTCCAGCGAAAACAGCAGTTAGTTAGCAGGTTGAACAGCCTGAACAATTCTATTCTGACACTTGAAAAGCACGGGGAAGAAGTCAGGAAGGAAGCGGAGGAGGATGTTTTTTCCTCAGAAGTTTACGCCCTTCGACTGTCATCAAAAAAGGGCTATTCAAGTGAGGAGGAAGTTTTTAAATTCCGGAACCCTACTGTAATAACGGAACTTCTGAACTTTGTCTTATCCCGGATGATTGAAAAGCGGGAAGCCATTGAAAATGAAATCATTTCCTAATAAAAACAGAGCGGGGGTGACCGCCCCCGCTCCAAAGTACTAAATGTTTAACCACGTTAAAAAACGCAGCTATGAACAGCAACAAAGATACAAAAGAAGAGAACCCAACGAGGCAAAAGCGAATTATTTTAAGCAACTTAAGCAGAGATGCCGAAGCCTTGCGGGCAAGGCTGATTAAAGAAGCCGAAGAAGCCGGCCAATCTGGGAAGGCTTTTTATTGGGCAAGCAGAACCATTAATTTTATGTTGCTTAATTACATATATCAGACCGACGGGGCAAAGGAGTTTAAAACCTTCATGCAATGGAAAGCAGAAGGAGCAACGGTAAAAAAAGGTGAAAAAGCCTTTACCGTGTGGGGGCAGCCGGTGGGAACCCGTGAAGGGGATGAGGAAAAGGGAATATCTACTGAGGACATGGAAAACCTTTTTTTTCCGCTTTGTTACCTTTTTTCTGAAAAGCAGGTAAGAAAAGCTGAGGAAAAACGAAAGGATCAGAAACCCGAAGGTCCGGTAATGAAAACTGAACACGCCCACGCGGAAACCGTAACGGATGATATTTTTTAACTCTTAAAACTTGTGAACTATGCAAACTCTTTTTAATCAAATAGCAGAAGTTAAACTTTCTTATGTGCCCTCGAAACCGGATACAAAGAACCGGCCGATAATGACAAGCAGCAAACAAAGCTTTGAAACCTTTTTTTACTTTTGGGATATGTCGCAAATTGCCTACCGGGAAAGCTTTAAAGTAATGCTGTTAAACCGGGCAAATCGAGTTATCGGTATAATGAACGTAAGCGAAGGAGGGCAGGCCGGAACAGTGGCGGATCCTAAAATGATACTTCAATCCGCATTGTTATCCCATGCTGCAAGTATAATTTTATGCCACAACCACCCCAGCGGAAACACCCGGCCAAGCGAAGCAGATATTAAGCTAACCCGGAGGATAAAGGAAGGTGCCGGTTTCCTTGATATTAATGTACTGGATCATATAATTTTAACCCCTGAAGGCGATTATTATAGTTTTGCTGATGAAGGAATGATGTAAGGCGATAATTACATATATGGGTTACGTATATACGTAGCCCGTCGCCGCAAAGCGGTGTTCGGATGGTGGGCTATGGTCCGCCAATTTTGTTTTTGGTGGGATAGCCCACCATCCTCACGGATTTGTCTGACTTTTCCACCCTTCCTGCTTTTTGATTTTCTGCAGGCTGCAGTAAGCTTGGAAAAGTGGCTCAAGTTGTCCTTTTAACAAGGACCCGGCACTGATAGATTTGCCAAAAATCATGAGTAAATGAAGATCCGGAGAGCTGATGTTTTACGAGAGTATGATATCAAGGAAACGCCCCAGGGAAAAAGGGTGATCTTTTCTATCAAGTTTGTGAATAAGGCCGGCGAAATGGTATTCCTACCGAGGGCAATCGCATCAGGTCTTCCCTATAAGGTGGCCGCAAACAGACAGAGAGGGGTAATGCCGGTGGATCCAAAGGGAGAGAAGACCGGGCATATATACCCGGTGAGAATTGACAATATCATTGAATGGAATGGTAAAAGGGTGATCTTATGAGTAATATACTTTTCAATAAAGAAGGGACGCCTTTACTTGCATTCGGTAGCAAGTTCTATGCTGAAACCAAAGGAGCTCCTGCAAAACCGAATATTTCCAAGCAGCTGGAGAAACAGGACGATAAGGTTAATGTCGATGGAAGAACTATAGTCTCCTGGGGAAGCAATAACGATTTTCCGACAAAGGCTAATGAACTTATCAGAAGTGTCGGTGTATTGAACACTGGCTTGAAATTTATCAGAAACTTCACTCTTGGACAGGGTATTTTTCCCTGTATTGTTGCCGGTTACGATGATCAGGGAAATGAGCAGCTGAAGGTAATTGAAGATCCGAAAATTGTGAACTTCTGCCAGGGGAGAATGGTCCGCCGTTACCTGGAAAAGGCTGCCCGGGATTACTTTAAATTCGGGAAGGCAGATGTTCAGCTGATCCCTGATGCTTCGGGATCCCTGATGGCCGGGATTCATACCATCAATGCCATGTATTCCCGGTATACTGAAGCAAAAGCCGGGGTTATTGAAAAGTGTGTGGTAAGTGGCCGCTGGCCTGATCATCCCGGGGAAGGTGAGTTTGAGGTTTTTGACCTACTGGATGAGTATGATCCTTTTTTCGACCTGGAGCGCCGTCGCTTGTTAGGGCAGATTAAGGGGAATTCTTTTGTCTATTCTATCCGTGATTCCTGGAGTAATAACGACTATTATTCAGAGCCAATTTGGTATGCTGCTTACCTGGCCGGATGGGTGGAAGTTGCCCGTCTGGTGCCGGCATTCCTGAAGAAAGCATTCAAAAACCAGATTACCTGGAAGTGGCATGTGCAAATCCCTTATGCCTTCTGGGATCGCAAGTTTCCGGCATCTGAATACAAAAGTATTGAAGCCAGGCAACAGGCTATTGAACAATACATGGACAGGATTGAAGAGAACCTGTGTGGTACAGAGAATGCTGATAAACCCATATTCACATTTTTCGAAATTAATCCTCAGAATGGAAAAGCTGAAGAACAATGGATCATTACAGCCCTGGACAATAAGTACAAGGAGAATGATAAACTCATTACTTCTGCAGCTGCAAACTCGGAAATCCTTTTCAGCCTGATGCTGAATCCGAATGTACTGGGTGCCGGGATGCCTGGGGGCACCTACTCAGGAAACCAGGGTGGAAGTAATATCCGGGAAGCTTTCCTGGTGAATATTGCCAACTCATGGTTGGACCGCCAGAACCTGCTGGATCCTCTGGAGCTCTATCTCCATTTCAATGGTGTTAAAGACATTCAGCTTCGCTTCCGGAGTACAATTCTGACAACTCTTGACACAGGAGCAGGTACCACTAAAAAACTTTCATAGCCATGCTTATAAAATCACTTGAGGATATTAAAGGCATTCTGCCGGTTAGTGATGCCGTCAATCTGGACCGGTTGCGGCCACATCTGGAAACGGCAGAGCAAACTTACCTTAAGCCCCTGCTTGGCGAGCTTTACAATCACCTGGAGAGTTTTACAGGCGAGACCATTCCTGATAACCTTCAGGAGCATGAAACGCAATACCGTGAGCTTTTAAAGCTGGTGCACCGCTCAGAGGTTCACCTGGCTTACTGGTCAGGTTATGATGTGCTGAATGCTTATATCTCTGACGGTGGATTCCGGAGAATAGAGACTGACAAAATAAAAGGCCTGTTCAAGTATCAGGAGGATAGCCTGAAAGACTATTTCAAATCAACCGGTTTTAACAGCCTGGATGCCGTTTTGGATTACATTGAATTCAACATTGAGCATTTTGAAGTATTCAAGAAGTCTGAATCTTGGAAATTCCTGAAGGGGGCATTTATCCCGGATACCAAAACGTTCAATTCCATTTACTTTATAGGTAGCAGCAGGCTGATATTTATGAGGTTGCAGCCTTATGTAAAAGTAGTAGAAGACCTGAGCATCCGTCAGATAATCAACTCGGAGAACATGGATATTATTAAAGCTGAGATGCTGAAGGATGAACCGGATCTCAAAGTCTCAGCCATCCTTCCCCTGATCAGAAAGCCTGTTGCATTTCTGGCCGTTGCAATGCTGATGGAGGACAGCGGGGCGGATCTGACTGACAAAGGCTTGTTTTTTGAAGGCCGGGGCCTCACAATGATGAGCGATACTGTTAAATCACCGGCTGAAATTGAGAGGGTACAAAACCTGGTTAAACGTAACAAGGGACTGGGTGAAAGTTATCTGCTGCAGCTCAAGCAATATCTGAATGAAAATGCAGATGCCTGGGGTGGATATCAGTTTCCCCGGCATGGATTACATAACCGTGATAACTCTGGTAAAAGAACCTTTTGGGCATGAAAACCATTGAAATTGATTACCGGACATTCTGGATGCGTGGGAGAGTCCAAAGCAATATTCCTGAGCGCTGGAGTGAGGTTAGCCCCAGGCAGCTTATTGTAATAGCATTGAATTACCTGGGTGAAACCTCGGAAGAAAAGATGCTGGCCGAGATGTGCGGGGTGAGAAAGTGGATTATCAAACGCCTGGATACATATCAGCGCTTTTCCCTGGCTCAGGAATTGAATTTTCTGACTGATTATAAACCCTTCAGTCATTTTATTATCAGGAAAGCCGGTGTTCTGAGAGCCCCCAGACCCAGGCTACAGGATATGACATTCGGGCAGTTTATGTTCGCTGATACTTATTACTCAACCTGGGCAGAGAGCCAAAAGGATGTGGACCTGGACAAATTTATCGGTTGTTTGTACCTTCCTGAAGGCTCAAATTTCAAGAGTGAGAATATTGAGCCGTTGGCATTAATTGCCGGAAAGGCCCCGCTTGTTGTCCGTTGTGCAATAGCCATCAATTACCGCTTGGTTAAAGAGTTTCTTACACATGCCTATCCGCTCGTATTCCAGAAACCAAAACCGGGGGAGAAACGAAAAGGGGGAGACGGATGGGTAAAGGTTTTTGAATCAGTGGTGGGGGATGATATTGTCAACCAGGATAAATATTCAGAGCTGCCGGTCCATGTTGTTCTGAGATGGATCAGCAGGAAGATAAAGGAATCTACAAAGTCATAACAAAATGAGAACGACATTCAGCGAGCTGGTAACCTATTTTAAAAAACTGGCAACAAACCATAAAGAAATCAGGCACTCAGAAACCGAGAAACATTTTTACCGTTTTGAAGTGGATGAAGTACTTACCGGCATCAATAAGTTGCAATACCCTGCTTTTATTCTGGAAGGCTATCGGTTTACGTATAAGGATATGAAAGCTGATAATCCGGTGAAGAAACGCCAGGGTGCTTTCATACTGCTGGATCACGTGGGGGATCCCGGGAACCATGACAAGATTCATGAAGTTTGGGACCGGTTGGAGGAGATCGGGGATGATATCCTTTCGCGCATCAATGCTGACAAAAGGGATAAAACATCACCGGTGCGGGATTTTGACCTGGAGAGTGTGGAGGGTAATCTCCTGGCGACTGAGATGGGCAACCATTACGGGATTCGATTTACTTTTGATATCGATTGCAGGTATTCCCGCGAAGTTAACTTTGAGAAATGGCTTCAATGACTCCCGAATTATCGACAGATTACAACCAAATGATTCGTCGATGGGCTGCCATGGTCAGGCGAAAACTCGTTGGTAGCGTTCTGCGTATGCAAAAAGGTAAATCTGGTGCTGTTACCAGAGGAGTAAAACGGCTACAGAGTCGGACAGAGTTTAAGCTAAGGGATAATATGGCTTATCGAACGCACCAGGATTATGGTATTATTGATGGCGTAGGATTCCGGTTCGAGCGCCATGGTGTATTTGTACATAAAGGCGTTGGAAGAGGATATGTTATGGTTGGAGGGATGGTCGTCCGGGGTTCCAGGCCTGGGGATATGTTAAAAGCTTATGCAAAAAGTAAAAACCGATCAGCTGAAAAATCTGTCCTGATAGGACCCGGTCGTCGGCAACCGGTGGAATGGTTTAACCCGATTCTGGATCAGCACGTTCCGGAACTTGCTGATAAGGTGGCTAAAATGAATGCGGATGCTGTTGTGAATGCATTGAGGATGAGGGTAGTATAATTTTTTTTAAAAAAGATGTACTAAAAATGTACTAATTTTGTGCGATGGTTGCATAAATGTACTTAATGGTATTACATTTGCATTGAATTTGATCAATTCTCTTGAATTAAGCTAAGTTACTGTAAGATTACTGTGCTAAACCAATTACCATCCCGAAATAAGAATTCTTAAATCATTTACAAACATTTATTCTAACAATATGGGAATTTATTCAGAGTACATCGACAAAAAAATGCCTTTTGAGGCCTTAGCTGCTGAAAGAAAGAAGCACCTTAAGCGTATATCAGAATTTCGCGGAAGAGATATTATTGTTTATGCAAGTGATTCAAATAAAGGTAATGGCCCTGTTGCTATCTTGCCAGCTGATTTACTGCCCTTTAAGGATCAACTTAGTTTTATAAACTCAAACGAGGTGGATTTAATTATTGAAACACCCGGCGGCGTGGCTGAGACAGTTGAGGATATGGTCGAATTAATAAGATCAAAACATGAAAAACTAGGTGTTATCATTCCAGGATCTGCAAAAAGTGCTGGGACCATCTTTGCAATGGCAGGTGATGAAATTTTAATGAGTGATACATCCTCATTAGGCCCAATTGACGCACAAATTATTGCTAATGGTAAAAGGTTTTCGGCTGATGCATTTCTTGATGGATTGCGAAAAATAAAAGAAGAAATTGCTGTGACTGGAAAACTGAACCCAGCATATATACCTATGCTTCAGAATATTTCACCTGGAGAAATACAGCATTTTGAAAATGCTCAGAACTTTTCGCGCATATTGGTAAAGAATTGGCTTTCAAAATATAAATTTAAATATTGGGAAACACATGAATCGACTGGTTTGCCTGTACTCCCAGAAGAAAAAACTGCTCGTGCTGAAGAAATTGCAAATAAACTTTGTAAGCATTCAGATTGGTTAACTCACGGCAGATCCATACGGATAAAAGAATTTGAAGAAATGAGACTTCAGATAGCAGATTATTCCACCATTCCTGAATTAAATGATGCTATTGAAAGATATTACACTTTACTCCGGATTACTTTCGATAATACAGGCATTTATAAGATTTTTGAGACCTGTAATTCGCAAATTTATCAGTCAGTTAGTCAGCCAGCATTCGCGCCTATCCCACTTCCACAAATACCAGTAGGCTCAAAGGCGGTTAAAAATGCTATTATGAATTTCAATTGTCCAAAGTGTCAAAAACCTTCTCAAATACAATTGAATTTTCAGCCAAACGTACCTCTTGCCAAGGGTAATATCCTTTATCCGAAAAATGATATTTTTGTCTGCGGAAATTGTGGAATTCAAACAAATATTGCTCCTTTACGTTTACAAGTTGAAGCTCAAACCGGCCAGAAAGTTGTTCTTTAATATTAATTGATAAATTCAAAAACTATGAACTCAAAACAGATCAAAGAGCAAAGTGACTTTTCAATCATTTTTGATGAAGTTGAAAAGTATAATTGCAGAGACCCAAAGTACAGGGAAAATGTAATTTCTGAAGAAAGCTTTCAGGAAAATGAATCAATTAAAGCTTTCGGTGAAATTTGCAATGAGATTGGTTCTCATGATAATACCCCATTTATCTATGCTACTTTTGCTTAATTGATTTGCGTAACTTTTTATGGCGGCTCATATTTCAATGGGCCGCTTTTTTTATCTTCCCAGAATATTATTTATTACCTTTTGCCCTGTTGTGAGTTTTGCAGAGTAATTGACAATTTTTGAAATTGGTTGCACCTCCTTTACTCCATGCTGTTACGTGATCTGCGTCCATGTCCGATAGCTTCCAGATTTTCGTCTTGTTTGAGTCGTGCCCGATTGCGCATAGCGGACAATTGGATGTGCCTTTAGTTTCAGCTTCAGTTGTCTGGATTGTATATACCGATCTTTTCGTCGCTTCATCAAATACTCGTACTTCCAAAAGTTTTGGATCTGTTGAGCCACCAAGAATGTACTCAAATATTCCTTTACGATTCTTTATGTAAGGGTCAGCATACAATGCTTTGACTTTTTCTGAAACTTCACGTGGATTATATGAATGTTTGTGATAGGTTTCATAAAGCCGACCCCATTCGAGTCCGCGCATTTCATTTTCAACATCAATAAATACGGTTGAAACCCAATCTATTACTGTATTGAAATATGTTTTCAGCTCATTTATATTGGTGTCCTTCCGATGAAGTGCCATATATTCTTCAATTTTACCCTTGCTCACCCATTCGAGAGCTCGTTCCAGGTAGTCCTGCCTATTCGCACTTCCCGAAATGTAAGCACTCCATTTTTGTATGTTTGAGTTCTGACTATTGCTAAACTCCTCTTTCCCGAGGGTGACAAAAGGGCCAGAATATATGGCATTGTTAAGCTCTTGGTTATTTAGTGGGACTCCTGCTATATTAATTGTCCTGAACCATGCTTTAATCTCAGGCTCTTCTCCTTCGCATTCATAAATTGTCAATTTTGCATCTATTATCTTCGACTGCAGCTCAGGGGCAAGGCTATCAAAGTATTGCTCCATGCCATCAACCTTCACTGCAAACTTATTGGTTACAAATCGCCCGAAGCTGGTTATGCGCTGCTGACCGTCTAAGACCTCGAACTTATCATCATTAACTTTTACAAAGTAGATCAATCCCAGAGGATAGCCCTTTAGCAATGAATCGATTACTGCAACATCCTTCTTGCCATCTGCATAGATATAATTCCGCTGGTATTCAGGTTGTATCGTCAGTTTTCCTGATAACCCGAAAAGCCCTTTGCCTTCAAGTTCGTTATATACAAAACCGTCGCAAATGTCTTTAACCGTGATGTCAGTTTTAAGTGTTGTTTTCATTTTTTAGGACTTTTATGCTTAATTAAAATTCTTGCGTAGACTATTTCTAATGGACCGTCCGCATTGTCAGCAGAATAATAGATAGCATCATCAGGTATGGCTTGTAGTCTAATAGTTGCTCTGGTATTTGCTTTACTGCCATTTGATATGGAGCCATCTTTGTTATGTTGTTTAGGATTGATGTATCTTTTTGTAGGTCTGCATTCAAATTCGTATCTGCCTGAAGTTAATCCAACAATTTCGAATTGATCAGGCGAATATTTGTCCAAAAAACTTATTGGCACTCCCATTGTCCCTTCGTAGTCACTTGGAATTGCATCTGTGTATGGCACTTCAATAGCATCATAATTGTCGTAGTGATCATATGAATCTTTGCCTTTCAATTTTTTATTATACCTCAAGTTATCTTTCGTTGACATAAGCTTCAACGGTTTATGACGTCTGCCATGGTCTAGATTTGTAAGCCAACAACAATTCCGAAATTTAACGAGGCCGGTATCTGGATTAAAAACACCTTCTGCATACTCTTTTATTGTTGGTGTTGAGAAAAAAGCATTTCCTGCATGGAACCCGTTTCCAAGCCAGATTTTATTATTTTTTATCAGAGGGAACACTTCCTTGTATGTAATAGCATTCATGTTACCGATAATAACAAACTGCTTTTCAGCCTCAATCACCCATGCCAAAAACTCTCTAAACAAAGAGAAAGGCGGATTGGTAATAATGATATCGGCTTCGTTTCTTAGCTTTATTATCTCTTCGCTTCTAAAGTCTCCGTCACCGTCAAGATATGACCACTCCAAATCGTTCACATCTATTTTCCCGTCACCAGATTTGTCCCTGGTTAAAGTGAATATTTTCCCATTGATCCGTGTCTTGTTTTCGTCATATTGCGGATTGTTTACTTCAAAGAGTGTGGGCTGATAATGGCTTTTGAATTTTTTACTCTCAACAGCAAAGCTGGTACTTATTAGCTTTTTAAGCCCAAGTCGCTGAAAATTTTGTGCAAAAAATTTTGTGAAATTACTCCATTCGGGGTCGTCACAAGGGAGCAGAACAGTTTTACCACGGAATACATCAGCATTAAAATCTAAATATGCATTGACTTCTTTCTCTATGTCATGATATTGGGTATAAAACTCATCGTTCTTAGCATTTTTAGCACTTGTTAGATTCTTGTTTGCCATTTAGTTTTCGGATCTAAAGGGATGAAATATTTTTTTTAATTTGCCTTCTGGGCTGCAAGATAGCAATTTTTTCCTGTCTTTTTCAGTTGCGTGGAGCTTCATCAAGAGCCTCTTATTCCTTAGAGGCTCTTTCGCTGTCAACGCGAATTACAACGAAACCTCGCCTGATTATCTTTGGTTTTAGCACCCGCATTTATTGCAAGCATCTTTTTTAATTCTGCGGAGCATAGTTAGTTGTATTCACTGCTATATAGTGAGCCGGAAACTTGATGCATTATAAAATGTAACCAGAACAGTCCGGGTTTGACTATTCTGATCCAATCGGCGCCACCCAGTCCGGAGCATTCGGCGCCAGTATTCCTGTAATTCGGCGCCACCATTCCGGCAGAAACGGCGCTTTTTTCTCGTATTGACTTTTTTTAGTAATTTGCCGATCAAATTAAAATCAACAGTTATGAAAAATTTACTTGTTCTATTATTAATTGCATTCGCAGTTACAAGCTGCAAAATGAGTGATGATGGTGAAATTTCTACGACACCACTGTTTTGGATTATTATAATTGGAATAATAGTTTTGTTTGTTATCGCTGCGGTAAGTGGTTCAAAACAGGCAAACGAAACTAAGGAAACGCTTTCAAGGAGAGGGCTCAAGATAGAGGATTTTAAATTTATTGGAAGTTATGTTGGAGGCCATCCGCTGGTTAACAATAATATTGATAGGGTGGTTTTTAGGTCTGAAGGAGAAGATGTTCTATTCTATAATCAGCCAACTGGAATTCAACTTCCAAGTGAGGTCTTCAGGATTAAAAAAAACTCTATAACCGTAATTGATGTTGAGGATTCATCATCAATAGAAAAGAAAATTACTTTAGGTAGAGTCCTTTTGGTCGGGGTTTTTGCACTCGCATGGAGAAAAAAGAAAAAGAACGAATTAGCGTTTGTTGTTGTCAGCTGGAATGATGGTAGGTTCGATCATGCAACCACATTTTCTTTTACTGGAACCAATGCAATGGTTATTGCAAACACTGCCAGAAATCAACTTATTCAAAGTTGTAGTTAAACCGTACCCTCCCTGTCCCCATTTTCCCGTATTGACTCCCCACGGTAAAAGAATATTTTTACCGTGGTATTGTTCATGTATTGAATAAGTACAGTATCTTTGTACTGTTCAAATAGCGAGTGCCAATGCGTTTCCTTAACATTTACATAGGGCGAAGCCCTGAGTGTCTTGCCATCGCGAGGTGGCAGGCGGTTGCTCGCAGCCGGAACAACACTCAGGGCTTCGCCTGTTAAGGAGAAAAACAAATGAATGCAGCTCACCAGCTCAGCCTGTTCAGGCGTGAGCGTCGGCAAATGCCGGCAGCAATTCCTTTCAAGGAGAAAACTAATTTATCTGAAGTTCTGGCGTTTATTGGCCAGGCTTCCCCGGTGCAGCTTCGCGCGGTTAAAATCGCCTTGCTTCAGCGTAGGCAAAGTGTCAGTTATACCGTGAAGCTGAAAAACTGTGGTGAAGAAACCTGGATAGTGGACAGCACAGATCAAATGCTTGAGCTTGTTTTAGGAGAAAGGAGGGATATTTTACAAATCTCTAAAGGAAAGGAAACCATAAGATGAATTCAAATAGAAATATCGATCATCAGCAAGATGACGCTAAAATTGTTGAAGCTGTAAAAACTATTGTTGAACTACAAAGCAACAACAATGAAATGTTGCGCGAACATATCAGCCAGATGGGAAGGGTTGTTCTATGGATAGGAAGGAATCTGGATGGTTTTGATCATAGCGACCAGGATTATCGGTTCGCGTTGCAATCAATTACTATTTTATCAAACGTAGCTGCATTGCTGCAAAGCTTTGAGGCTAAATAACCGGAGGGCTGGCAATGGTATTGTTTCCTTTCTATGGGCTTAACGATGAAGCCGATGATCTGAATCTGGAGACTCTGGTAAAGGTTATTTCCAGTATGTACTTACCGGCATTGAATGTCGAGAGCTCCGATGACCTGATAAGCCATTCTGATCTGGTTGAAATGGTCAGAGGCACGTTGATAAAAGTTAAAAGCGAAGCAGTGTACGATTCAATGATCAGCATTGGCTTCCAATCAAAAACCATTGAAGGAACAATCTATTGGCTGGTTAATAACGCCTGATTTGGTTGTCCTTTCATCCAGGGTGCGCCTGGCTGTATTTTGCCTGAAATTTCATTGAAATGGCAGGCAGTTACACCAGGCGCATTAATTTATACATCAACGGCAAAGAGGTTAAAAACGATATAGCTTCTATCAAGGCCGAGATGAGTAAGCTCGTTAATGAACAGGCTCGTATGACTCGGGGCAGCCGCGAATATGTGGAAGCCGGCAAACGGATCAGGGCCCTTAAAGGGATTATTCAGGAGCACAACGACCAATTGAGAACGGTCAGCAAATCATGGAACTTTGAGAATATAAGCAACTCGATTAATAAGTACTTCCTGGCAGTCTCCACTTTTGTTGCCGGTGTAAGTGGCCTACTGTACTCCGGAAAGAAAGCCATTACCATGTTTGCAGAGTTTGATGATAAGGTTTCGGACGTAAGAAAAACTACTGGACTTACCCGCGATCAAGTGATAACTCTGAATGAAGAGTTGAAAAAGGTGGATACCAGGACTGCGCAAATGGAGTTGTTGGATCTTGGTCGAATTGCCGGTAAACTTGGAATTACTGCTCAGAATGAGGTGGAAGGGTTTATCCGGGCGTCAGATAAAGTAGTCGTCGCATTGAAGGAAGATCTTGGTGATAATGCTGAAGAAGCTGTTCGCCAGATGGGAAAATTGGTTACGGTTTTTGGTATCAGAGAAGAGTTTGGGATTGAAGAGTCCATTACGAAAGCGGGGTCAGCTATCAATGAGCTGGGTATGGCAAGTACGGCCAATGAAGCATATATCGTAAACTTTACAAAGCGAGTGGCCGGTATTGCTCCTTCAGCTAATATTTCACTGCAAAATGTAATGGGATTGGCTGCTACACTCGATCACCTGGGACAAACCAGTGAAGTGTCGAGTACAGCATACAGCCAGGTAATTACCGGTATGTTCAAGAATACAACTGCATTTGCAAAGGCTGCAAGGATGGATGTGCAGAATTTCTCTGAATTACTGAAAAAAGACGCAAATGAAGCTTTTATAAAGCTATTGGAAGGCCTGAATAATAATGATGCCGGAATGGAAGAGCTTATTAAGAGCATGGGCGATCTTGATCTGGAAGGGAAAAGAGCAATCAGTGTTATTGGGGTACTTTCAAATAATGTCAAAATCCTCCGGGAGCAGCAAGAAATAAGTAATCGGGAGTTCGAAAAGGGCACATCGCTTCAGGAAGAATTCAACGTCAAAAACAACAATGCCCAGGCGATCCTTGAAAAGAAAAGGAAGGCCTTAAATAATCTGGCAATAGAGTTGGGAGAGAAACTTATGCCGGCTCTCACAGTTTCTACTTCTGGATTCAGTTACTTCGTAAAAGCTGGAATTGTGATGACGGAGTTCTTTATCAAACATTCAGGCGCTATTCTAAAGCTAGCGGCTACGATTGCGGCCTATACGATTGCCACAAAACTGGCTACCCTATGGCAGAACCGGCAAACCCAGGCTACATTGAGGCAGATTATCGCTACAAAAGTCAAAATTACTATTGAGAATGCAGCCATTGCAGCTACTCAGCTTTATGCCGCTGCAACCATGTTGCTCACCGGGAATCTGAAAGGGGCAGCCCAGGCAATGCGGGTATTTTCAGCCGCTACCAAGATGAACCCCGTTGGTTTCCTGGTTGGGATTGTTACCCTGGCTGCCGGTGCGCTTTTTACCTATGCTAAGCGCACCCGCGAAGCTACTGCAGAGAAACAGGCGCTTAATAATATATCCCGGAAGACAAATGAACTTGTGGATGATCAGGCATCAAAAATCAAATTCCTGGTGGAGCGTATTGAAAGCGAAAATGTATCCAACAATTTAAGAAAGCAGGCAATTGAAGATTTAAAGCGCATTATGCCTGGCTATAATGCTGAGTTAACCGAGGAGGGGCGTTTAATCAACCATAATACTCAAGCCATCAAAGACTACCTGGTAATGCTTGAGATGAAATTCCGGAAGCAGGCAGCCGAGGAAGAAATGATTGAGCTGATAAAAAAAGAATCTGCTGCCCAGCGGGAATTGCAGAAAGCTGAGAATGAGTATCAGTCAGCGATGGCCCAAAACCCCTTGAATGAAGTAGTCGGGGGAGGGGAGGCCGGTGTAGCTGCCCAGGCCGCACGTTCAGGCATTGTTAACCGGGCGAAAAACCGGCGTGACCGGGCTGAGAAGGAGCACCTGCAAACCATTAAAGCCCTTGAAACCATGCGGGGCGAAGTTGAAAAGGCGGTTCAGGCGTATGAGAAATCGCTGGAAGGATCTCCTGCTGGTTTGAATAATGGTGAAAACCTGGATCCGGACAACCGGCCTCCGGTGCCTCCAGCTCCGGACAATAAAAACAAAAAATGGTCTCTTAACTCTGACATTAACTTCCTGAGGGAGTCATTAAAACTCAAACAGGATTATAATGAAGGAGTAATAGCCACAGAACAGGAACTACAGCAACGGCTGAGGGCCCTGGAGATTGAGTACCTGAAAAACAGGATCCTCTCAGGCAAAGAATCCGGAGAGGATCTGCTGGCCCTGCAGCAAACCCTTGCAGATAAAATAATTGAGATACGCAAGGAGGAAGAAAAACGCTCCGGAGAGTTAACTGAGGCCTCACTGAAAGGGCAATCCGCTATTGACAGGGAAAAGCAGGAGCATGAAGACCGGTTAATTGAACTAAAGCTTTTTGGAAAATCGCGTGAAGAAATGACCGCCCTGGAACTGGCAGCCCTTGAAAGCCTGGAAAAACAGCATCATCAAAAGCTGGCCAAACTGGATGCGGATGCCATGAAGGATGAAATAGAGCGGATCCAGCAGGAGTATGAAACTATCATGGCCACAATGCGGCTCCGCAATGCTGATGAACTTAATTCAATAACATCCCTAGCCCAGGCAAAAGAGATCCTTTCTGAGTTCATGTCGAACGAAGAGCTTCAGAAGATCCGGAGCCTTGATAAGGCAAAACGAATTCTCCGCAGGCAACAGGCCATAGAGGAGGAGCAGTTTACCCGGGAACATCTGCAGAAGCTGCTTGAGACCCTTCAGCAGGTTATGGGATCCGGAGACTGGGAAGGCCTGAACCTGAGTGACACATTATTGTCAGAGGAAGAAAGACAGGTACTTGTTGAGCGGATCAACGAAGTGAAGAAACTGCTCTCCGGCCTTACTGCTGGTTCAGAGGAAACAGATCTGAAAGCGGGCAGGATTGGGGGCATAAGTACCGATATCCTGGGCTTTACTCCGGAGGATTGGGATTTGTTGTTTCAGAACCTGAAAGACGGGAAAGGCGGCATCGATGAGCTGATGATGGGAGTGAAAGCCTTGGGGATGGTTTGGCAAGCTTATTATGATAATGTTTCAGCCGGTGAGGAATCAAGACTTGTAGAATTTGAGCGGTCGGTAGACAAGCAAAAGGACCAACTTCAGCATTATCTTGATAATAGCTTAATTTCTCAGGAGGCATACAACTACCAGGTTTCTAAACTGGATGAAGACCTGGATAAGAAGAAAGCAGAATTTGAGTATCGTCAGGCTGTGCGTTCGCGCAATGTCGCACTTATGAATGCAATTGTTAATACGGCTGCTGCAATTACATCAGCTCTGACGGTAGCCCCACCGTTGGGTCTGATTCTAGCCAGTATCGTAGGAGCAATGGGTGGGCTTCAGGTTGGCGCTATCATAAAAACTCCGCTTCCGGAGTTACCAGGGCGCGAAACCGGTGGTTACCTGGATGTGCAACGTGCTCAGGATGGCAAGCGCTTCAGGGCAAAACATGATCCCCGAAAACGGGGTTATGTAAGCACTCCCACAATAATAGCAGGTGAAAAGCGGGGATCATCCGAGTACATTGTTTCTGATGCCGGGGTGAATAACCCCACCATCAGGCCAATTCTGGATATCCTTGAAATGGGCAGGCTGAACGGGAACCTTTCAACCATTAACCTTCCGGCTATACTTGAGAGTACCCGCACTTATCCCGGCCGCCAGCAGGGAGGTTATATCAGTGATATCACCGGCAATGCTTCTTCAAATAGTCAGCCTGTAGCTGCTCTTGCTCAGTATCCTGGATTGCTCGAAATCATACGTCAAAATACTATTGTAATGGCAGCGCTCAAAACCCGATTGGAAAAGCCTATCACATCAACAGTAGCACTTCATGGCCGGGGAGGATTATACGAAACTATGGATGAGGATAACCGATTGAAAAACAATGCAAATCTTTGACTATGCTTGAAGTAATCGTTTCACAAGGCTACGCCTTAAACTTATCTGCCGATATTGAAATTAACTTTATTGAGGAAAATCCGCTTTTTCTTGATGATCGGGTGCCAGCTCCTTATTCCTTGACTTTCGAGATCCCCCCGACACCGTCTAATTTAAAAGCGCTTGGTTTCCCTGATCGAATATCCTCTTCTTCAATCCAGAAGAGATTGCCATCAGAGATAAGGTTTCAGGGCATGGTAATGGCGAGAGGGGAAGTTCTTTTAATTGAAACGGATCCGACCATTAAACTTCAGTTTAAAGGTAGCCGGGAGCCCGAAGGAATTGAAATCAATCTTAACCAGATTGATTTGGGTGCTCGCGAATACGGATCATTTCAATACCATTCAGAGGATCTGGATTATAATTCGCCACCATTGGAAGATTACGTTCAGAGTATGCGGTCAATGGCTTACCAGGGTTCAGATTATGTAATTGCTCCCGTCAGGCTTAAGGATGTTCCCTGGAGTGGTTCTGAAAGTAAAGGAGGATTAGCGAATACGCTTAAGCAATACATAAACTATTTTAACCCGGTCACAAGAAATTTTTTTCTGACCGATAGTCAAAAAGCTCATACGCCCATACTTCCATTTCCTTTTGTGTACAAGATTATCAATCAGGCTTTTGGAAAGTACCTTGTATCAAATCCGTTTGCTACAGGTGATCTTTCAAGGCTTGTACTTATCAGCTTGAATCACAAGTATTACAGTTTTGATAATTTGTTCGATTGGTATTGGATTCCTCCTCTGGAGGAACAGCGCCAAGAAGTTGTTTTCCCATTGGTCGATTCTTATGAATCATCCGGTGGATTAATCCCAATTTCCTGGGAAATGAAATCTTTTCAGCAAGCCTTCCCTTTCAAAGATTTAATTAAGAATTTGCTGAAGATATTTTGTATTACGGCTTATCCTGGAATACGATATCGGCTGGAATTTACTAGTGATGTAATGCAAAGACAGGTCCGGAGAAATTGGGATAATAAACTGGTGGGTGATCCGATTATAACTTATGAAGAAGCGAGGGACTATATCTTCCGGTATGATGGAGTTGATAAGTCGGAAGAAGATATGCTTAGAACCTATAGCTCTGTTAAAGAAATTTTTGACACTGCAGTCTCATCTGGGAGCGAATCCGGGACTGTATACGCAGATGGATCTACTGGTGCCCAGTATAACATTTCAAGAAAACTCCGGGGTTTAGGATCTCTTCCATGGCTTTCATGTAGTATAAAACACAGCGCGCTGGCTTCAAGGGAACCAGAAGGTCGCCTGAAAACAGAGATAGTAAGTGAAATAAAACCAGCTGAAATGGTTATCGATCAGTATTGGTGGCAGGATAATGCTCCCAGCTCAGATATTGTTCAGAAAAAGCACTGGTGGGTTCCTATGATCGAAAAAAGAAATTTATCTGAGGCGCCATATTTGATGTTTTGGGCCGGTATGTCCGGAACATTCCTTAATGACGGATCCGAATACCCTCTCTTGATGGCTCATCACACCGATCACTTAGGAAACAAACGTCTTAACACATCCTTGCACCCGGAAGGTTCGGGCGGATTAATTGAGAAATACCATTCGGAAATCAAAGCATGGACGGAAAAAGATAAAATGAAAGTCAGGGGTTCATTTCATTTATCACCACTCGAACTGCGGCATCTCGATATCCGGGATAAAATCTATTTGAAAGGCCGCTTATTCTACATTGAAAAATTGAACTATTCTCTATCCAACGTACATCTAAGCCTGGTTGAAGTGGATCTGGTTGAGTGTTAAGTTGTCCTTTCCTTCTGAATCTTCACGACTTTATTTTGCCATAAAACGGTAAAATGAATGACATCCTCCTTGTATCACTTCCTTCCGCTTTTACGGCCATAGTTACATGGTTTCTGAGCCGACGAAAATACAAAGCTGAAACAACAACTAATGAACTGGATAACGTTGAAAAGGCAGCCAAGATCTGGCGCGAACTCAGTGAAGATTTGGAAAAGAGACTGAAAGATGAGATCCGTGAGCTGAGAGAGGAGAACTCCTCCATCCAGGAGAGGTTTAGCACAGTTTTACTTGAAAATAAAGCCTTAAAAGAACAGATGTCTTCACTGGAAAGGCAACTGAAAGAAGCCAGGAATGAAAATAGGAAGTTATTGGATGAATTAAAGAAATTCAACAAAAATTACGACGAAAAGATTCCATCATGCAGCTATCCGGAGATCAACTCAAAAAAATGATGCCCAATGCATCGGGCATCAATATTACCAGGTTCCTAACGCCACTTAATGAAACCCTGCAACGGTTTGCCATAAACACACCCCGGAGGCAGGCTGCATTCATCGCTCAGATAACGCATGAGTCTGGTTCATTGAAGTATGTTAAAGAAATCGCCAGTGGTCAGGCTTACGATGTTGGAGCCTTGGCCATTCGCTTAGGGAATACTCCGGAAGACGATGATGATGGCGAAAGGTACAAGGGCAGAGGGTTGATTCAGTTGACCGGTACTAACAATTACCGTAAAGCTTCAGAGTATTTTGGTGTAGATTTTATAAGAAATCCTGAGTTATTGGAGCAGCCCCGATGGGCAGCCTTGGTTTCAGGATGGTATTGGTTTCGGCACAATCTTAATGACTTGGCTGATGTGGGTGATTTTAGACGAATTACAATCAAGATTAACGGAGGGTTAAATGGATTCCAGGACAGGTTGAGGCATTATGAAAGGTGTAAACAAGTTTTAGGTATCTCATAATTCTCCTATGAAAAAGATCGTTGTTTTGCTTCTGCTTTTCGCTTTGGTATCATGTAAAAGCACCCGACCGATAATTAGTACTTCAAATAAAAGTGTGCTGATTGAAAGGCGGGTTGATACTATCTTATATACTCTTCCCGATAGCGCCAGTATTGTTGCCCTACTTCGCTGCGATAGTCTTGGTAATGCATATCTGAGCGAGATTGAAAGGCTTTCAATAGGAAGATCCATAAAGCCTTCAATTTTAGTTCGGGATAATAGAGCAATCTTTGAATGTAGGGTTGACAGTATGGCTGTGTATTTGAGCATTTCCAGGCGGATGGAGGCGAATGTTGATACCACATATAAGGTTGAGAATTATCGGCCTCAAACAACCGGTTTCAGGTCAACAACAAAGTCTCTTATTTTCATTTTTCTAATCGGGGGCATTCTTGGTGCCTTTGTTCTGAGAGCAATATGGCGGATAAGGTAGGAATAGCTGAATTGCCAGATTTGATTCTGAGCGGTAACTTCCCTGAAGAGGTCGTTTTTCAGGATGATACAGCTATTGTATCAATATACAAGAACGGTGTTCTGCTTCTCGAAGAAGAGTATGTACAAAGTGGTAATAACGTGATCAGCCTCAAGTTGAGAGATTTGCTGGATGGTCAGCTTTCCACGATCGTACCTGTTACAGGCACCCTGGTAGATCAAAGTAATTCTGTTGCTGATTTTGAGATACACATACCTGAACAGCATGGAACAGGTGTTTATGCCTTCAGACTGGTCAAGGGTGGAGTAAATTCTGAAATGGTTGATTCTGCAGCATTTCTTAGGTCTAATTTCCTTTCATGGATGCCACGGGTAAAGAAAGTTAAGTACCTGGATCCTCAGTGGCTCACATATTATGCTGTCGCAGAATCAAGATTATTTATCCAGGCTACTTGGCTGGAGAATGGAGAACTGATTACTTCTGATCCAATTCTGTTTTATTCTCTACCTTATGGGAGGAAGACCTCCATGAATGTGAAATTTCAACTGCTTTGGGAGCAGTTTGCAGATGAGGACCGCGCTCCATATTACATTGACTGCTGGATAGAGGACGAAGGCCAGGATAAAAAAACATATTCTCAGCGGTTTGTCCTAACAGATGAGTACCATGAATTTGATGACCTCTTTGCGTTTGAGAACTCCCTTGGCGGTTTCGATGTAATCAGGTTTACCGGTGAGCTCAGTCATGGTGTAAACCATGAATATAAGAGTGCACTCTTTGACAAGGATACCCTGGAATATGATCTCATTTTCAAAAAGGTTTTCGATAAGAGTACCGGTTACTTCAGGAACGGGTACGAGCTGCTTTGGACCAATGATTTTCTGGCCAGTATTAACCGGTATCATTATGTAAACGGTTTGCCATTGCGCATTGTTGTAAACTCATTTGAGGCCAAAGATGTAAAGACTGAGCTGAACCATTACAGCTTCAACTTCTCATATTCAAGGCAAAGCCGGTACCTGAATAATTCATCCATTATTGCACAGCTGCCGGGAATGATCTCTGAATTTTCCGGAATGCCTCTAATCTGGGATGATATCTATGTCAGGGTGTTTGGTGATCAGAGTGTGGATGGCGTAAAAACTTTCCTGCAGCCGGTTAAAACCAATGAGGTTAAACCTGCCTCCGGAGAGAACCTTATCCTGAATGATCTTGTGGTTCAGGAAGGTGGAATAATAGATTGTGGTGAATTTTAAATTTTTCAAATATGGCTAATACGATCAAGATTAAAAGGTATGCTGTGGATGCCAACATCCCAACCACGGGGCTGAACCCCGGGGAGTTTATAATGGCTGTAGATACGGGGAACCTGTATATATGCTGGACGGCAACCACTAAAATTCTTTTGTGCCAGGCTTCGCAGCTTGGTGATTACCTGCTGAAGGCTCAAAACCTGAATGATTTACCGGACAAGGCAGTAGCACGGACCAACCTTGATGTTTATTCAAAGGGAGAAGTCGATAATTTGTTGTCCGGATTGAATTGGAAATCGGATGTTCTTGTAGTTACCACCGGGAATATCACCTTATCAGGTTTACAGACCATTGATGGTGTTTCGGTTCCGGCTGGCGCACGTGTTGGAGTTGTTGCGCAAACCAATGCAACCCAGAACGGTATTTACATTGCCGGTGCTTCAGCCTGGCAAAGGTCAGCTGACGCCAATAGCAATTCAGAACTTATGGGTGCTACGTTTGGGGTGGCACAAGGTACCACCCAGGCTGACACTATCTGGAGGGTATTTTCTGATACGATTACTATTGGTACCACCAATATCGACATCCAGCCGTTTACAGGAATTAAAAACATGGTGGCCGGTCTGGGAATATCAATCACAGGTAACACAATTGATATTGCCATGGAAGAACTGGCAACCGGAACCGCAATCGCTGCAGATGACTTTGTCATCATTATTGATGTCAGTGAATCCGGCCAGGCAAGGCAACGCAAAATTACCCGGACAAATTTTCTCTCAGGTATTGTAAGTGACACATATCAGGTCAAAGTAAATGCCGGTGGAGCAGCCGGTTATCTGGATGATAAAATCGATGTAACTGCTGCAAGGGGGCTAAAAAAGACTGTTTCAGGAGATAAGGTAATGCTTGAGATAGATATCAACGGCATGAACACCATTGCAGCAGACATCGATGCTTCGACTGACATGGTTCCTGTTTATGATGCCTCTGGGGCTGTGATCGGCAAGGTGTCTGTCAATAATTTGATCAAGAATGCCACAATCGACGGAGGAAGCTATTAATGTCAAATCCAATAAGGCTCAAGAAATCTGGAATTGCCGGGAAGGTGCCTCAGGTAACGGATCTTACCACCTCGGAGTTGTCTTATAATTACAACGATGGGAAGATTTATGGAAAGAAAACAAGCGGAGGTATTGAATCCATAGTTGAGTTTCGCGGTGCCAGAGATGATATAAGGCCTTCTGGTCAAACAGGGGAAGAAGTTGTATCAGAAACGGGGATCCGTAATGCTCTGGATGAAATGAATGCCGGGATCATTCCGAACTACTACGTAACAAGCTTAGCAGAATTTCTAGCAGCCTATAATGCCATAAGGGCAAATTATTCCGGTGGGAATATTTTTATCACTGGTGAGATTGTGATGACCCAGAACCTTCTTCTGGATCTCCGCGGCATTGAGATAATTGGTCGGTTCTGCATATGGAGGCATTATAATTCAACATTGCTGAACCCCAATCCTGCGGATGTATACAAAATTATTATCACCCGTGGGAGCCCGACATTCCGGGGAGTAACTTTTTACGGAAGCTCAGGGCAAAGCAGCCTTGCTCTTGAATCGGGCACAAACAGGCATATTATTGAACTAAACACTACTTATACCGGGGAGTCCATTACTGTAAATTTTGAAAGTTGCAACTTTTACGATGTATTGTGTGGCATTGATAGCCCTGTGATCAGTGTTGCCATGAACATGGCCAATAATGCTGGTGTTATCTTCAACTTTAACCGGTGCAGGATTTCAACACATAATAATGGCTCGATAATGAATTACGCGCCTCTACAGATCAGTCATACGTTCGTAGGGGCATCAACAACCAATATAAGGGTGAACGTTACAGACCATATTGGCGGTGAAAACACAAACAAAAGTACCAGCCTGGCCTTTAGCTTCGTAAAACAAAGCGCTCAGACTATCTTTACCTTTCATCACGATGAAACCGCTTATACAGAGTCTACAGTAACCGAATCAAATAGTGCTTATATGACACGTGACCCGGCTAGTTTTGCCGGGCTGGATACGGATGGGTATATTCTCATAACAAAGGGGGGCACGATCTTTAAAGTATTGGCCGCTGATTTTATTAACGTAGTGGCACAGGGCTCCGGATATACACACCCTTCGGGGTTTACCTCTCAACCGGCCACAGCGTTGCCAGGACTTGAGGTTATCTCCAGAATTAAGGTAAATGGGGAG